ATGCAGCTACAGAAGAAGTAGATGTAATTCATGATGATCCTGATCCTATTGAAGATGTAGAAGATGAATACTATGTAGATGATATGGAAATGGAAGAAGAACCTTTCTATCCTGAAGAAGAAGAGGAGTACTATGAAAATGTAGTTTTAGAAAAGAAAGGCGATAAGAAAGAAGAAAAAGAAGAAGATGAAGAAGAGGATGAGGAAGAAGAAGATAAGGATAAGAAAGATAAGAAAGATAAGAAAGAAAATAGACAGTTTGACGAAAAGGCTTTAGAAGGTCTTTTTAACAGTTATGTAGATAAAGTATATAGTGAGCTTTCAGAAAGCTTTAACACTCCTCAGAAAGTTATTGTAGAAGACGCTGTTTTGAATAAGGCGGAGAAGAGCCTTGATCTCCATCTCAACGTAGTTTATGAAGATAAGGAAATTAAGAGTGTTCTCAAACTAGATAAGTTTAATCCTGCATTTAAAGATGGTGAGTTTATTACTACTGTAACTGAAACTAAAGGATCTCTTTTAGGTCAAAAAGATAAAGTTTTATTGACCTATGCTGTAGAAGAAGGTAGTGTATATCCCAAGCATTTAGATTACGATGTTACTATTATGGCAGAAAGTGAAGAAATTAAAAAAGAAGGTAAGCTCGCTGTTAGAAAAAAGTAATTTCTGAGCAGAACCAACATGTGGCGGTATGGGGTAAGGATCTTTCTAACTTTATATCTAAATTAAAATCGAAGTTAAAATTTAAAGAAGAAAAAAGTTCTTCGGAAGAGGAACGGTATATAAAAGAATACAAGTTATCAGATGGTTCATCTATAAAAGCTTTTTTAACGATAGTTCTTTCTATGCCAGATCAGGATGATGAGAGTTCTGATGAATTTGTTGTTGATTACTTTAGAGTTAGTACAGATGTCAAGTCTAGAGAAAATATACAAAAGGTTAGAGATGAGATACTTAACCCTCTGTTCAGAAAATATAAGCCGCTAGTAACTTTAGTGAGAGACGATCTATTTTCTAATAGATTTGAAGATGATAAGCGCTCTTATGATCATATCTTCAACTTTTTTAATGATTTAGATAAGATGGTTGCTAAATATAAGTAGCAGTTTAAACTGAAAGGAAGATACTTTTGCCAAGAATAAATATACATGAATATAGCATGGCGAGAGACTCTAATTTAAGGCTGTCCCTAAGGAGCCTGCTCAATAGGGTCATGGAACCCGATGGGGTTTATAATCTTGAAGCGTATAAAGTTCCTAGGGACAGCACTTTAAAAATTTCTGGAATATTACACTACTACATTCTTAAAAAATCTGGATATACTCTACACAAGTCTATTCAAGTTTCAGAGACTCAAAAAGAAGAAGTATGGTATAGTTCTGATACCGTATTTTATTGTAAAACTGGTGAGATTTATGAGTTTTTCGGAAATAATTCAGCAGAGAGTAATAAGATGATTTCGTGGGTAAAAAGTATCGTTTTAAATCAACTACTAATACATGAAAAAGACGATAAAAAAGCAGAAAAATATTACAGTGATTTCTCTAAATTTCTTAGTCAAATTTTAGAATATGCTCCTAAAGTAAAGAAGTTTACAATTCCAGAAATACAGTATGTAATCAGAGAATCCAATCTAATTGGAGATTATTCTTGTAAACACGCAGCTGCTGGGGCATATATAATGATGGTTTTGGATCGGGATTTTAATGTTTATGTAGGTAAGCTATCTAGAAGCCCTAATCAAATTTCTAATAATAGTGTTGGAGTATATTTGGAGCACAACAATAAAAAGTATTTTCACAATACTAATTTAAAAGATTATCAGGGGTACTTTCTCAAAGCTGATAAAACTGATTTATTGGAATCTCTTACTTCTAGAGAGCATAGTATTTTAAATGAAATGAAAAGAACTGAGTTTCTTAAAAAATCTAAGCATGATCCTAGAATGGAGAGAAGAAGAAAATACTTACGCAGGAAATATAATATAGTAAGTGTTGATAAATCAGAAATGGTTAATTATGGTCATTGTAAATTTACTATAGAAGTTGGAGATTACGAAATTATTGTATTCATTCATAAATTCCTAAAAACTTTGAGGGTTTATCATAACCTTACTGGTGGTTGGGGCACTCCTTTCAAATACGATCTTTTGAGATCAGTATTACCTAAAATAGTTGATGAATCTAACCTTAAAGTTCATTGTAGCTGCCCAGATTTCAAGTACAGGTTTGCATATTGGGCTTCAAAACACGGGTATAAAGCTAGTTATTATGAAATGAGACCAGCTAAAATAAGGAACCCTAAAGATTCTTTAGGTTCTGCTTGTAAGCATGTTTTAGCAATCATGAGCAATAAAGAATGGGTTAGAAATTTAACTCCTAAAGTAAGAAAAGTTATAGAAGATAATCCTGATATTGTTGGTACAAAACAAAGAAGTAGGTGATTATATTGGTGAAACATTCTATAGAAAAAATAATGTCAGCTTTACTAGAACATAGAGAAGAGTTAATTGAAGAAAGAGGCGGTGGTATTAAAAAGGGAGATGTTTTAAATAAAATACTTGAAAACCCTGATTTAGCTAGCTTGCTTAACTCTTTAGAAAGCAAATTAAAATTTAGACCTCAACCGTTACCAGGTGACAAACGTATTGATTCTTTTAGGGGATTTTTTGATTGCCACCACAAGTCTTACTATATAGAATCTAGGGGGCTTATAAAAACGGTGTTGATTTAGTGATTTACTATGGTGATACCGACTATGACTTTCTTGGGGTTGAAACTGGTCAATTTGGGGTTTTTGGGGTTTTAGATTTTGCATTGTATACACGTGCAGCAACAGATCCTGAATTTGCTTTAAAAGTGGATGAGGAAGTAATTGAACCCCTTTCTAAAAAATATGGTGATTTGATTAGAACATCTGCCGCTAGAAAGCTTAGCGGTGTTTTTGCTGGGCGAGATTTGTTTGCTACTAGGAAAGTTCTTGATAATAACAAAAAAACCTATCTTCGTATTTTCAAATTTTTCTATGAAGCAGATAAACTAATTAACAAAGTAATAACAAATCACATCCCCACTAAGGTATAAGGAGTTGGTTTTATGGGACAATTTGATCCAAGTACTAGAGAAATAAATCTGATTACAGGTCAATTTTTAGAAGCAGCTAAACTGCAAGGAACTTCCGTTAGGGTTAAACTAGTAGATTCTGCTGAAAGAGATTTATATAAAGATCCTGATTATAAGTTTAAAATAGTAAAAGATTTAGACATTATATTAGATGAACAGCCTACTAGAAATATTCTTGAAACTTATGGATGGTACAATGAACATGATGAACAAATGCCTTTAATTGCATATATTAGTAAACACGATGATCAAGGTAAGCTAGTAAGGCCAACTGTAGGATCGATGGTTATTATTCCTTATACTTTAGCTGAAGATACCATTCTTGAAAGAAGGTATATTGTTTCTGATGCAAAATTAACTAATCCTGGCTCTTGGATGTGGATTTGTAAATTAACTCCGTATCGTAAAGATTTTGAAAATGAAAGAGATCCTGAAGAAGATTATGATGATAACTTCGATTTTATAAACTTCCCTTAAAGACAGGTGAATAATCAATGCACATGACTATAAGGCTTCAACCTGTGAAAAAACATGAGCCTGGAGCTATTTGGAAACCTGGCGTTGTTATGGCTACTAAAGAAGAAAGACGTTATCTAGGAAGATTTGCAAGGTTTATGGCTGATGTAATGTCAATGAGGTTAGAAGAGGCTATAGATCGTCAATCTTATATTTATAATAATTATAAAAATTGGGAGCCTTTAAGCATTGAATACTATAAATATAAAGAGAGAAAAAATCTATCACTTAAAATCTGGGAAGCTACTAGCTTACTTAAAAATAATATTACTTACTGGAGAAGTGATAATAACTGGGTGGTTGGAGTTCCTAGAAATATTTATTATGAAGATACAGGAGTAAGAGTTCACACCGTTGTCAGATGGATGGAATACGGAACTATTAAAATGCCAGCAAGACCTCTGTTTAGACCTGTAAGGGATAGATTAAGTAAGGACATCAGAATGTATTGGGAAAGATTTAAAAAGATGGAGGGGATAAAAGTATGAGTGTCATTTATTACGATACTGCACTAAAAGAAAAGATTAAGGGAGTATTTGATAATACTTTTTTCGCCCCTACTGACGAGGCTTTTAGGGAGTGTGCTAAGGTTAATTATGGGAAAGTTAAACTCCCCATGATCTCTTTTTATAGACCTGACGGATTTACTATAAATTGGTCTAGATATAACCATGAAGAGTTTTTGAAAGGGTATCCTGTTAAGCAAGTTAAAGATCATCCTAAAGGAAAACAAAGAGGAATTAAAGCTTTACCAGTAAGATTAAATTATCAGTTAGATATTTGGTCTGCAACTAAAAGAGACTGTGATAGATTATCTGAAGAGATAATTTTATTTCTCAAGTATTATCCAATGATAGAGTTTGTAAATCCTAGAATAGAGTTATATAGACATGATGCTGAAGCGGAAGGTGAACAAATACCTAAAAAATTTGAAGTTGCTTTACATATTGAAGAAACAGTACAGGATAATTCCGATATAGCGTCTTTTGGTGATAGAGGTAGGTATTATAGAAATACCCTTCAAATTTATTTTGAAGAACCTAGATTATTTTATTACTTTGATATTACTAATTTTGCAGACGAAATACCTATAAATTATTTAGATTTAAATGAGACTAATTATGAAGAAGATGAAGATTTAGTCACACATAATGAAGATGGAGGTGATTAGAGTTGGCTTATAAAGTTATTAATAAAAGCAGGCAAGGAATTCCAGTTATTATATCGGATAAAAATGGTAAATTTAAGACAGTTGACTTATCATATACAGGTGAAAAATCTAAATGTACTTCATATAGCAAAACACCTAGTATGATTAATTTAGAAAAAATGAAGTTAATTAAAATAGTTTAAAAAATAATATATTTTGGAGGTGAAGTAAATGAGCGTATTTTTAAGTCCTGGTGTATATGATCGAGAGATAGATTTTAGTACTACAGTAGTAGGGCCTAGTACTAATGTTACTGCTATGATAGGTGGATTTAGAAAAGGCCCTGTAATGGAAAGAACACTTGTAACGTCTGGTCAAGATTTTATTAGAAAATTCGGAATTCCACATCCAGACAGTTACGCAGGTCTCGCTGCGTTACAATATTTAACTTACGGGAGACAGTTGTGGATTGTTAGAATAGCTGGAGATAGTGTTGAAACAGCTAGTGTTGTAGTACAGGATAACGGAGACGATGCTTTTACAGTAACTGCAGGATCTCCTGGAACCTGGGCAAATAATCACCTTAAATTTAGGGTTTCTAACGTAGAAAGTCATCATGCAGAAGCTCAAATTGGGGAAGGCGAAGATGGAGTTATTAACATTAAAGCTATTGAGCCTGGAGTAAGTGGAAATGATTTTAATGTTGTAGTTGATAATTCCACAGAAACAATTAGAACATTAAATACCACCTTATCTACGGGCACTTTAACAATCGAGTTAGCAACAGAAGATGATGGTGTTGATGGAGTGCAATTAAAGACAGCAGAAAATACCGCTACAATAATTGCTGGAGAAATTAACGCTTACGAAGAATTTGAAGCTGAGTATAGTGGGGATGGTTCTGCTTCTTTAACAGACGCTGAAAATGTAGTTTTTACAGGTGGAGCGTTTACAACTTTTAAAGCCGAAGTAATTGAAGGTGAGATAGTTGTAGAGTCTCAATATGATGTTCACTTTAATGCAGACAGTGAAGATGGTAAGTATATAGAGGATGCTTTTGCTAACTCTAGAATAGTCGAAGTCGAAGTAGATAGTGAGTGGACAGGAGAAAGTGTTCCTGAAGGAACTTATACTTTAAGTGGTGGGGTAGATGGTATTGATGATATCAGTCTATCTGATAAAATTAATGGGGTTAGATTATTTAAAGACTCTGAATCATTCCTAGTCAATTTAATTACTGCTCCAGGATATCACGAACCTGCTTTAATAAATGAAATGCTTCAAATTTGTGAAGTAAGAGGGGATTGTATGGCAATTATTGATCCTCCTTTTTTCTTAAACGAGCAAGAAGTAGTAGAGTGGCACAATGGAGAAGGTCAATGGGATCACCAAGCTTTTAATAGTTCTTACGGGGCTTTATATCACAACTGGCTTGAGGTTTATGACGCTTATCATGATACTTTCAGATGGGTTCCTCCTTCTGGATTTATTTGTGGTGCTTATGCTTATAATGATCATGTTGGCGAGCCTTGGTTTGCTCCTGCTGGATTTATTAGGGGTAGATTACTTAAACCTACACGTGTATATACTAATCCCAATTTAGGTCATAGAGATTTTATGTACTCTGAGGGTAATGCTGTTAATCCTATCGTTAATTTTTCAAGGGACGGTATTACAATTTGGGGTCAAAGAACTTTACAACGCAGGCCTTCTGCAACAGATCGGGTTAATGTTAGAAGGCTAATGTTGTACATCAGAAGAGCAATCGTAAGGAGTACTAGATACTTTGTATTTGAACCTAATGATGAAAGAACATGGCTTCAGTGGAAAGCTATGGTAACTCCTTTTTTAGAATCAGTACAGAGTAGAAGAGGCTTGTATGATTTTAGAGTTGTAATGGATAATACTACTGTAACCCCAGAAGATATAGATAATAATAGGATGCCAGGAAAAGTTTTAGTTAAACCTACTAGAGCTGCTGAATTTATTCCTATTGATTTTGTTATCTATAAAACTGGTGTAAGTTTTGAAGAGTAAAACGATAAAATAATGAAAAGGAGGTAATTATAGATGCCTAGATTACATCAAGCTTTCAATTTCATGGCTGAAGATGTTAACTATGAAGTTCAAAGGTTAAATCAATTTACGGTAGAAATTTTAGATCTTGGAAATGTTGAAGCTGTTACACTTGCTGTAGAAAATGCTAATATTCCTGATACTACTATTTCTCCCATTTCTCTAGCTCATGGAAACACTAAAACAAAAGTAGCTGGAGATGTAGAAGTTGCTCAACATACCGTTCTTGTAAAAGATTTTATATTGCTAGATATTGAGGACATTATATATCGCTGGCATAATGAAGTTTATAATTATAGAACAGGTCAAATTGGATGGGCAGAATACTACAAAAAACAAGGTCAACTTTATATGTTTTCTCCTGACGGAGAAGTTATGAGGTCTTGGACTATTCAAGGATTGTGGCCTAGTAGTGTTACCTGGGGTGACTTTTCTTATGAGGGTGCGGATAAGAGACAGATTACTATGACTTTAGAAGTAGATAAGGCATATAGAAATGAAGGTGTTACAGGGTCTGCTGCTCCCCTACCAAGTCCTTATGCTTAAAAAATTATTAATATTATAGTTAATTAAAGGAAGTCTATTTATTTATTCAAAATATAAATAGACTTCCACTTTATTTTAAATCAAAATCAGATAATGAGGAGGATTTTAATTATGAGTAATGCAAAATATATTAATAAAGTAGAATTACCAACTAGGGGGTTATTGTACGACGAGAGTTTAAAAATACCAGATACTATAACTATTAGAGCTATGACAACTAAAGAGGAAAAAATGTTACTCGGTAGCACAACAGATGCTATAGAACACATCATAAAAGCATGTTTAGAAGACCCTAAAGATTTACCAATCGATAAAATGATTTCTGCTGATGTTACTAATATCCTGATTGATTTGAGAACTCTAACTTATGGTCCAGATTATAGGATGAACTTTACTTGTACTTCTTGCAAAAGAGAAAATACCATTTCAACTGATTTAACTGATTTGGAGAATAGATTTTTACCTGAAGATTTTGTTGAGCCTATAGAAATTACTCTGCCTAGAAGTGGGGATACTTTAGGAGTGAGGATATTAAGAGGTGAAGATTTTAAATCTGTTGAAAAGTGGGCTAGACAAATTGAAAAAAAATCAAGAGCTAAAGATTTAAAGGGCGATATAACCTATACCCTTAGAATGGCTAAACATATCCAGACTATAAATGGAGAGGAAGTAAATAGCCATGAAGCTCTAAGTTATGCTGAGAATATGATTGGTGGGGATTCAGCTCATTTCTGGTCAGTAATTGATAATATAGAGGTTGGTTATGATGTATCTTTAATAGAGGATTGTGGTTATTGTGGAGCAGAAAATGAGTTTTTAATGCCGGTAACAAAAGAATTTTTTCGTCCCACCGTATGATGATGAAAAAGCATGGAAACTTAGATCTTCTTTATGGAAACAAGTAGTTGAAGAACAAATATACTTACAGTACATAGGAACAATACCTATGTCATATACAGAAAATATAACTGTATTTGAGCGTAAGTTATTGTTTAATAGAATTCAAGATATTAAGTATAAGCAGGAAAAAGCTGAAAAAGATCAACTTAATGAAATTAAGTCTAATCGTAATAAAACACTTCAGAAACCAAAAAAACCACCACCTAAACCAAAATAATTAAGGAAGGGGGCCGATGGCTTGAGAGATCAAGATGATTTTTTACAAGACATGCTCAAAAAGACAAGAGGATATGGAAGTTCTTTAGAAGATCAAAGAAGAGATACTATGGAAAAAAGAAAAGAAGAAAAATATCGTAAAGACCAAAACAAAGTAGAAGAAAGACGCCATGAAGAAACAAAAGATATTCTATGGGATCAAAAAACTATACAAGAGCGGTTTAATGAAAATATAGAAAAAGGACAAAGAGACTTTGATCGTCATTACAGGTCAGGAGGCCCTTCAGATGGTGGGGGAAAAGGGTTATTTGGAGATTTTTTTGCCGCAGGAGCTACAGGAGGTTTATTAGTTTCATGGGCACAGTCTGCTAAACAACAAATGGAAGAAACTGAAGAACTATTTTCATCTACTTCTGCTCACATCATGTTAGCAATTAATAAAACACGTACAGAAGCTAGAGAGATGTGGATTGATCAAGCTAAAGCAGTACAAGAAGTAAATAGGGAATTAGAAAGAGCTTATTTTAATTCTTCTAACATGAGAGATGCTTTTGAATCAGCATTAAAAACAGGAGTGACAGATGAAAAAGTTTTAAGTGATATGGCAAAGACTTTAATGATAGCTTTTAAACTAGTGCCAGAAATAGATCTAGTATCCTATAATTTATTTAAAGAAGTTATTGATTTTTACGAAGGTGGATCAGAGGTTGTTTTAGATTTAGTTACGAGTGCTAGAGCTTTGTCACAAGAATTTTGGGTAGACCCTGACACCTTATTAAAAAGTGCTGAAAGGTTTCATAGGTTTGTTAGGTCAGTTAGTAGAAGTGAAGAAGAATATGGACGTAGAATGAAAAACATGATGGCGGTTACTGTGGCTTTTGAAGATTCATTTTTAGACGCTTCAGCTGCTTTTGAACAGGCAGCCGAACTAGCTTTTAAGCCAGTGTATGAAATATCTTCCGATGAATTTACTAAATTTAGTAGGTTAAATATAAATTTAATAGAGTGGAGAAGACGATTCCTAGAAGACGAAGCTGGAGCTATGATGGAATATGAACAAGGCAGATTTGATTTCTTCGTGAGACACGGACTTGTAGACCCAAAAACAGGTCAGTTAATAATGGATACAGATAGACAAAAAGAGAGATTGATTGAATTTGGAGGTCAAATGGGCTTTAAGAGTTTAGATGATCTAGCACATACAATGCAAATGTTCCCCGATACTATGGAAGCATATCAAAAGGCTCAAGAACAAATCGAAAAAGACAATAATTATCAACAAATGATTCAGAATAATATTTTCTTAGGAATATTTGATCATATTAAAAACACATTCCAAACCATGCTAGATACTAATAGAATTATAACCTCTTTTAAAACTTCAATGGAGGAAAACTTTAATTTAACATTAAAAGAACTTATCTTAATAGCTGTATTATTAAAAATGTATAGTGTGTGGGGAGCAACTAAAACAGCTGGAAAATGGATAGGTACAAACTTACTTACAAAAGCAGGTAGAAAAGCCCTACTCCCTAATTTAAAATCTTCCATTATGGCAACACCTGCAGGAGCTTCAATGATGAGTAAATTAGTAGGAACAGCTGGAACAGCAGGTACTGCTAGTCAATATGCTGGGGTGACTATGGGACCTGCACAAGCTCTTGTACAAACAGGAACAGCCCCAACAACAGGATTATTAGGTCAAGCTGGTAAACTTTCTTTAAAGGGAGGTTTAATAGGAAAAAAAGTAGCAGGGGCAGGTACTGCTTTGTCTGCTAAAGGAGGTCTAATAGGTGCTGGTGGAGCGGCTTTAGCTTCTAATCCTATTGGATGGACTATTGCGGCTATTTTGGCTTTAGGAGCAGCTGTATGGCTAGTAGTTAAGAATTGGGATAAAATTAAAGAAAGATTAGCGTGGGTTGGGGATGCTTGGAAAAATGCTATGGAACCTATTAAGGACCTTTGGGGAGAAGTTCAAAAATCATGGGAAGAATTGAAAAAATCACTTGAACCACTTAAAAAAGCTTGGGCAGATTTAAGAGAAGCTATGGCTCCTATAAGGGAGTTTTTAAGAAAAGAGGGAACTACATTTTTAACAGAAGTTTTTAAGGTATTGTTATTTCCTACAAGAGTTCTTTTATGGGTATTAAACGCAATTATAAAAACAATAACACCTTTAATAGAAATAGCAACAAACGTAGTCGAGAGTTTAACAAGTATGATTGCTTGGGTAACTGATAGGTTTGAAAGATTTGGTGAATCTCTGTCCAATTTTGTAGAATGGGTAAGAAATTTACCTGGAGTGAGAAATTATTTAAGGGCTAGAGAATCTAAAGAAGAGGGAGAAGGTTTTTGGGGTAGAACTAAAGCTTTTGTAGGTATTGGTACTGAAACTCAACCTGTAAGAGCTTTCGCTGAAGGGGGTTTAGTTACCAAACCAACTTTAGGTTTAGTAGGAGAAGAAGGTCCCGAATTAATTTTACCTCTCTCAAGATTTTTCAAACCAGACAGAGTTGAAGAATATAAGAAAGAATTTTTAACTAAAAAAAGACAAAGAGAGCACGAACAATTTATTGAAAAACACGAAGAAATAAAGCAGGATTTACTAGAAGAAATTAGAGATATTTTAGAAGAGGGAGTAGAAAGAGAAGACAGTAGTGCTTGGTACGATCCTAGAAGTTGGTTTGATGGTGGCTCTTCGCCTGATGGTGACGGTTCTGCACCTGATTATAAACCTTCAGATATAGTTGTAGATGCTCTTCCTATCCCAGATGCTATAAAATCAGCTATGAAAGGTGAAGGTGTTAAAGATTATTTAATAGATACATTCGTACCTTTACCTACTTTTATAAAACAAATGATGAAGGGTAGATCTTTAACAGAAGCTATTAGTGATTCTTGGCACGAACCAAAGTTTTATAAGCCTTGGACTTGGAAGAAGGATAAAGAAATAACAGAACCTGAATTTATTACTCGTGATAGATCAAAAATGATACAAGATCAGCTTGAAATTACTCCAGTTAAAGATACAGAAAAAGAAATTGTTGACGGATACAAAAAAGTAGTAGAAGAAACAAAAAAAGATATGAAAAATTTAATAGTGAAAGATGCTGATTTTTCTAAAACTATAGAACCAGAAAAAATGTTAAAAATATATGATGATGTTCACCATATTTGGAATATAGAAGAAGCCGAAGAGTTGATGAGAACATCTCCTTATTTTGGGGAAAGAACTGACCTTAATCCGTTCCGAACCAATCCTAATGTTAGAGATGGTGGTAATTGTACTTGGTATGCACATGGAAGAATGTTAGCCTTAGGTGCAGATCTTAGTGATTTGATAATGAGACAAAATGCTAGTGAGTGGGCTAGAGAGGCAGAAGCATTTGGTCATACTGTTATTGATAATCCTACTGTGGGTTCGATAGTACAGTGGGGTAGTGGTAAAGGTGGTTATGGTAGTGCGGGACATGTTGGTATAGTGGAGAAGGTACATGAAGATGGTAGTTTTGATATGTCTCATTCTGGTTGGACAATACAACAAAGAAAGGGACAGAGATATGATACTGAAAAAGTAGGTAAAGGTACTGCAAGATGGGATGATGCTAGATTTATACAAATACCTTTACCCCAATTATTAGACGATTCTAGGGCAATCGAACAACAATCCACATCTTATATACAAGAACCTCAAATAGAAAGAGAAGATTATGTTAAAAAACAAGATTTAGAATTAGCAAAAGCAGAAATTATGAACAAAGAAAGTGACTATTCAGAAATTCTTAATTTCTTACAATTTATGACAGATAGAATATCAGGTAAATTTGACGAACAAAAAGAAGATAAAGATTTTCACGATTTAATAAGGAAGAAAAGAGAAGGCGTTGATTTTGCAGATCTTTCTTAAATTTTAGGAGGTAGAATAATAATATGGCTGACGGATGGGTTACACCTCCAAATAATATAATTGTTACCATAGTAAATCTTTTGACTGGTACAAGAATAGAGTTTTTTTCAAACCCAGAAGCTTTAAGTGACGCAGCTGCAGCTCATTGGGAAGCTACTGCAATAAGAGGTAGAAGTTCCCAGTACCATGGTTACGATAATACTGGTCCTAGAACTTCTAGTTTAGATTTACCAATACACGAAGACTATCTATTAGGCGGGGAAAGAAATATCAAAAGATTTGTAAATAAAGTAAGGGCTCTAGTATACCCTGAATATAGGGGTTATGTTGTTCCTCCTAGATGTATGCTTAGAGTAGGGCAGAGTTTGGGTGGAATTATAATTATAAATAATGTTTCCTGTACTTGGAGCAGACCTATTAGAAATAACAGGTATATAAATGGTAATTTAACTCTTGATTTTGTAATTTTACAGCCCTTTGCTCCTACAGCTACTTATATAGAGGGGAGTGCTATTTAAATTGGCTTACGTAGGAAATCAACCATTCCCTCCACATCCTTATTTTGCTTTTGTAAATTTAAGAATCGGCAATTTTGATTTTACTCCCATACCTCCAGAACACTTAATTAGTTTTGAATTTACAGACACTTCTGATGTAGAGTCTAGAGGTGTAGGTGAAGGAAGCTTTACAGTTTTTGATGAAACTGCATTAAGAATAGAGCACGCTCTTTGGAGTGCTGCTAGTACTCAAGGCGGAATCATTATGTGCTATTTTAATTTTGGATATGTAGAATCTCCACACATTTCTCACACTTATAGTTTTATCATTAAAGATTATGATTTAACTATGAAAGCAAGTGGAGCTGAATTAAATATAAAAATGGTTGGTAAAGGGATGGTATTGCATGGTTTACCAGTAGCATTAGCCTATAATACAGGTGAAGGCGGAGAGCGGGACGGTATGACTTTAGAAGAGATTATAAGAGATGTTTTTGAATATTTAGATTGCGAAATTGACGAAATAGAAGATTTAGAAGATATTATTGTTCGGGGAGACGATAACAACGGAAATGAAATTGAAAAATATGTAGAAGTTAGATTTGACAATATACCAGCTACACACGGCATGATAAATAAAGTTTTAGCTATATGCAGAGCTGAAGACTCGAACGAAACTAGTCAAGTATTGACTTTTATAGATGAAGGGGAAGGTGCTGTAAGGGTAAACGTAACTTCATACGGATATAATGCGGCTAATAACGAACCTGTAAAGGAATATTCTATCCCCTGGGATGGCGAACTAGGAGAGGTAATTTCTTTTTCTGTTGAGTTTAATGCTGCTGCCATGTTAACTGGCGGATCAGAAGTTGACATAGACACTATTGACGGAGAATATATGGATTATATTACTCATGAACATAATTCTAATACTAACCCAAATAAATACCTGATTGGGGGTAAAGAAACACATATAGAAGATGATGATGCTAGAACAATTCCTAACTACTCTTCAGGTATTTATGACATATTAAATAGAAAAGCAGAATATCTATGGCATAAAAGTAGGCAAAGTGATAATTTAGGTTATAAAGCAAATATGGAAATTTTAGGAGATCCTTACTTAAAAACTTTTGACACTATTATAGTCATAGTAAGGACTCCTATGGGAATACCTCACCACACATCAGGATTGTATACTATACAAGAGATAACTCATAGCATTTCAGGGGGCAGTTGGAAAACTAGTTTGAAATTATTTAGAGACCCACTAGAGGGAATTGATGAAATAGAAGGTAGACTTATAGGAGGTTACGAAGGAACTAGAACAGGTGAAGCTATTGAACAAATACCTGATGAGGAGCCTCCTTCGTGGGATGACCTATTTTAGATAAAGGGGTGTTTGTAATATGGTAATGAGAAAACCAGCACGATCCGTAAGCGATACTAGATACTATAGAGCCGATGTCAAAGACCCTTCGCCAGGTTTTTATAGAGCTAGAGTTGAATTAACTCGTGATCCTAAAAAACAGGGCAGAGTAAAAATAAGAATACCTCACATGCACGGTATTTTACCTGATGAGGGTGGAGATGAAGAAAGGTGTTTTCGTACTTCCGAATTGCCGTGGGCAATGCCAGGAGATTTTAGCTGTGCAGGGTATGATTACGGACAGCATATGGTACCTCATGTTGGTACTTTTGTTTGGGTAGGTTTTGAAGCTGGAGATCCTGATCAGCCTATTTACTTTGGGGGGATACCATACAGAGAAGGAGGAGAAGATAAAAAATACGGTCATATTGATAATGTTCCTGATAGAATAAACGAAGACCACCCAGACTTTATGAATCATGCCACTGAGCCTTATTATGTTGGGTCAGACGGATCTTATATAAGAGAGGTTTATGAATTAGACGGGCAAGAAAGAGAAACTACGGAAGATGTCTCTAGACAAGTGTTATTTAAATCAGTAAAAGGTCACGCTATTGTAGCTGATGATACTGATGAAAAAGAAAGCTTTACTATTATGGACAGACTAGGGCAAATGATCAAATTTATTTCACCTGTTACTTATGACGGTAACGAGGGAAACGAAGAAAGAAGAGGTATAAGAACTTCTTATAATGAAGATACTCTACACTCAGATGATGATGAAATAGAAGATCATAAAGCTATATTAATGATGAAAGATATTGATAACCAAATTATAAGGATGGTTGCAGAAGAAGAAAAAGATAAAATTGAAGTAATGTCTAGAGATCCTGAATTGGAAAGAAATTGTGGAGCTGTATTTAGCTCTGAATTAGACAAAGTAAATTTTTCTATTGTGGCAGAAGATGACGATGATAGGGTCATACTTTTTGGTAAAAATGAAGATAACATTTCTCATCTTTTAATAGTTAAAGGTGGGACGATAGAAACCCATCTAAAATTAACAGCAGACGAAGACGAGGGTATGCTAGTTGAAACTGTAAAAGCTATTAAACTTGTATCGAATGAAAATGTAGAAGTTGAAACTCAGCAACAATTTAAGGTTAATGCTAAAGGTGGAATACGGATGGAGACTGAAGGGGCTATAAATTTTGTGGCTAATCAAGGTATTTATCATAATACACCTACTACTAATATTTATATGAATTCTCATAAAGTTGCGGTAGACCCACCTTATCAAACTGCTTGTTGGGAAAATTTAGAGGGATTAAGAAGAACAGGATCTTCATCTATAGCAGTTCCACCATACGTACCTCCAGGGTTATCTCAAGTTTGGGAAGATGCCCACGATGAAGATTACATCAAAGAAGGTTAGTGGGGTGATTAAATGTCTTGTGAACATGGTTGCTGTCTATGTGATAAGGGAGTTACGGTTTCTGTAGATAGTGAAAAAGGTGAACTAACTATTTCCTATCAAGGGAACTCATTAACTATAGATAATGATGGTGTAAAATCCAAAGGGTTTAATTCAGATAATTGTAGTATAGATGGTAACGAAATGAAAATTAGTGGAACAACTTATAGCAGTAACCAGATTAAAACAACCGAAAATTTTAAGATAGATATTGGTAAGAAATTAGATGTTGAAGTAGGTAATAATATAGAAACAGATTCAGGTGGAGAAATACATTATAAGGCTTATGATTTTAAAAGCAAACATAAAGGTGGAGGACCAGAGGGTGGTATTAGTGGAACAGGTGAAAGTAGTGGAGGTTCAATACCAGAAACTACATTATATTCATTAACTTTTAATCCTATTGGAAACGGTTATCTTTATATAATGATTGATGGTTACTATGAACCTATTCATGACTCTCCTGTAAATGTTAGTTTAGGAAAAAGGGTTACATTTACAGCGTTACCTGAAGATGGCTATAAAGTGAAAGAGTGGAAATTGAATGGAGAGGTTGTTGGAGACGATAGTGAAGAATATATAATTTCATCTTTTCAAGATAATGCAACAGTTACAGTAGAATTTGAATTAGAGTAGGGGGTTTTGTATATGGATTATGTGGATGTGGACTTAAAACCTTTACGTAAATCTAAACATCCAGTTAGTAGGTACAGGCATTTAAGTAGGTATTGGGATAGAAATAATAACCATGTAATTGAATGTTATGAGAAGATAGATATAAGACATAAAACAGGGGATGACTTTCACGAAGTTACTTCTGGAGAAGAGCATATGATCGATTTAATAGCCCACAATTATTACGGAAACGAAAATTTATGGTGGATTATAGCTGAAGCTAATAAAATAATTAATCCCTTTTTTATTCCTGCAGGAACTATTTTAAGAATTCCTAGCTATAATAATTTAATAGGATATAAAGGAATTTTAGCATAAAGGTGGTTGATATGAGATGGCAGAACTAAGTGAACCTAAAGTACAATTTAGAAACGAGCAGTTACCCCCAGAATTAAATAAAATAATTGGAAAAGGACTAGATTTTAAAAGAATATATTCAAAATCCACTAATAAATTTTCTACTAACACTGGTATTGACAGAATAAATCAAAGTATTTACGATATCCTTTCTACTAGAGTAGGAGAAAGGGGATTTATGAGAGAGTACGGTTCTAATCTTTATAAATTGTTATTCTCTTTAATAGATGAGGTATTTTACGATATGGTTAGAATTTATGCAGAAGAAGCAGTAAGGAAGTGGGAAAAACGAATTTATTTGCAAGATGTTGAAATAGAGACTAATCCAGAGCTGATAGATAATAATACCGTATATATTAGATTAAATTATATTTTGAGAAATAGTAATGTTAGTGGCAGTTACGTGTATCCCTTTGTAACTCAGCCGATGCCTCTAGGATCAGGGAGGGAATTAAATGACCAACCCTTTATTTAAACACAATTATACTGATAGAGATTATGAAAATATACGTAGAAGAATTGTTGAATCTTTACCTGACTTATCCGATGGAAGGTGGACAGATTTTAATGAGTCAGATCCTGGTATGCCTTTTGTTGAAGTAAGTGCTGGTATAAGTGATATGCTTTTATTTTGGTTGGACAAGAAAGCATTAGAAAACTATCTCCCTACAGTCGAACAGCGAAAAAATTTGAAGGGTATATTATCCATAATAGGGTATAAACCTGATTATTATAGATCATCTGTTTGTAACTTAAAAATAATGTTAGATGCACCTCACGATGAAAAAATTGTAGTGCCAAGATATTCTAAATTTATTGCTAACAAAGGTACTGACGATCAAAAAATATTTTGTAATATAGAAGAAATTATTATATTCCCTGGTGACACTGAAGTTAATTTTAATGTTAAAGAAGGAACTCCTGTAAAATACAGTATTGATGTAGATAGTATAGAAAATTACAGGTTTAAGTTACGGGATATAAAAATAGCGATGGATTCAGTTAAGTTAATAGTAGATGAAGAAACCGAGTTAACTGAAATAAGGAATATTTTTCTTCATGATGGTGGAGGTTTATTCTTTGAAACTGTTGAAGATAAAGAGGAAATTACGTGGGTTAGATTAATGCCCGATTGGAAAGATTATGTTCCTCTAACTGATGAGTCCGTTATTAGTGTAAATTATTTAATTTCTTCTGGTAGAGAAGGGGTCGCTGGTGTAGGAACAATTACGGATGTTGTAGAGAATATAGTTGATATTGAAGGAAATGCAGTTGATGTAACAATAATAAATACTGAAGCAGCATCAGGTGGAGCTAACCCTGAAACTGTAGCAACAGCAGCAGTACAAGGACCAAGAGAGGCTTTGACTATGTGGACTGCGGTAACTAAACCGGATTTCAAAACTCTTTGTGAAGGTCATGCTGGAGTTCGGTTAGTTAACGTAATTGACTGGTCAGATCATCAGGCAGATTTTCTTCATGCCAATACATTGGAAATTTGTATTGTTCCAATTATAGGAAAAATTGCGTCTTCATATGTGAAAGAAAGTTTATTAGAAAAAGTGTTAGAAAGAAGATTAATTACCTTAGAAATTAATATAGTAGATCCTACTTATATTGAATTTGACATAGAAGCGGTGGTAAAAGTTAAAGATAGGACGCAACATTTAAATCAAATCAAGTTACTAGTAGAACGAAGTTTGAGAGAGAGTTATAATGCAGAGTATACTTTATTCAACAATCACATAAGAACATCAAAAATAATTTCTTTAATTCACGCTGCTCACCCCTCGATTTCTAGAGTAGAGATAATAAACCCTACAGAGAATCAAAATATAACATCTTACGAATTACCTGACTTAAAGAATGTAACGTTAGATATCAGTTATGATGAAACTTTCTAAATAATATAATGACGAGAAGGTGGTGAGAGTGTGAATAGTAGATTTCCTGTAAGTAGATCTCCTGCATCTAGACAACATGTTGCTTTTATGGAGACTGTAGGATATGTAGAATTTGAATTAACTACAAATATTGATGTAGAAGATGGGGAGAAGAATTATCCAGCCTATTTCACTCTCTCAGGAGATATTGAAGTTACGGCTGAAAGAGCTAGTGTAGCCACGGTAGAGTTTCCAGTATCTATGGATGAAAATTTTGTAATTGGTTATAGTGATATTCACTTAGATGTAGATACTACGGGAATGGAATTAGTTTACGATAGTAAGAATGATGAAACTAATCAAGAGTCAATAATTGGTGGAGATAAAGTTTGTGCCGCTAAGTTTACTCCAACAGAAAATGTAAATCAGGTTCAGATTTTTGTTAGAGTAAGGCAGCTTCATAATGCTTCACATCCTCTACAGATTAGTATTAGAGAGGAAGCTCATAATGGATTACCAGGGCAATATCTTTTTTATGAAAATAAAATTTCTATTAATAATATCCCAGTATCAAGTATAGGACTGGCACATACAAACGTTTCTATATTAATGAATGTTCCTTTAAATGCCAATCAAAACTACTTTTTAGTTTTGAGCAGTTCAGAAGGAAGTTCTCAAAGTTATGCTTGGGAAGGACTTCATCACGGCATATACGGAAATAGATATTATAGTATAAATAATGAGAACACCTGGGTTCCTTCGATTAGTATTAAGAAGTGGTTTTACATAAAAGGTAAGTATCAATTACCAGAAGATTA